GTGTTCGTATCATCTGGGGTACTGGCGTTGACGGCACCGAGCGGTGCTTCCCATATAACTACGCGTCTGAGCGTCCAGACATGAAAGTGGCGGGGTCAGTATAATGCCTATTACCAGAGAAGACTTAATGCGCAGCATTCGCGTCGCACGAGACGACAAGTTGGCTCGAAGCGACATCGAAATTCTCAAGATTGTTGAGGGTTCTGCTTCGTTCTCTGCGTTAGCAACCTCTCGCGCAGATTGGGTTACATACAGGCAGGCCTTGCGGGACTACCCAAGTTTAATCCCTGACGTTCTCCCCGATGACCTCTCAGAGCTTCCTTCAATACCACTTTCACCAACAGAGCAGGCGGCTGTAGACGCCACGGAGTAAAAAATGAAGTTTATCACTTACACTGACGAATTAGGCAATGAGCATCTATTCGATGCTTCTCGCGTAATGTTCACAATGTCTCAGCCTGTTGGAGTTCCTAACGATGACGGGTCGTTCGACCGCCATCTGACTAAGGTCGCGCTCAACGAGAACATGGGCTTCATCCTCACTGACGAGGAGCCCTCCTCAATCATTGCTCGCATCAAAGAGGCGAACGGCATTGGCTAAGAAACCCGCCTCCAAGAAGGATATGCCGTGCAACAAGCCACGGCGTACTCCGTCTCACCCTAAGAAGTCGCAAGAGAAGCTCATTCGCTTCGGCCAGCAGGGTGTGAAGGGTGCGGGCAAATCTCCATCAACTGAGGCCGAAAAGAAGCGCCGCGCATCCTTCAAGGCTCGCCATGAGGCGAACATCAAGAAGGGCAAGATGAGCGCCGCTTACTGGGCAGATAAGGTGAAGTGGTAATGGCTAAGGGTCTCTACTCGAACATTCACGCAAAGCGCAAACGCATCAAGGCTGGCTCCGGCGAGAAGATGCGCAAACCAGGCACCAAGGGTGCCCCCACGGCTGCAAACTTTAAGCGCGCAGCCAAGACTGCGAAGGGAAAGAAGTAATGGCTAAAGCTACGAAGAAGTCCGCTCTCAAAAAGAAGGGTTGCTCCACTGTCAAAGCGGGCAAGCCCATCATGGGTAAGAAGAAGCCCTACGGCGGCAAGTAAGTAATCACCCTCAACATGACAGTCAAATCTCAGATCAAAAGCCTGATCGAGCTTAGCGAAAGCAGCGGTTGGGCAGTCGTCAACGAAGTGATGAAGGATGAGATACTCCAACTTGCTTTGATTATGGCGCGCTCTACGGAGATGACCCATCAGGAGATGGACTATCACCGTGGGCAAATACGGGCAGCCGAGCAAATGCTTAATCTGCCAGCCAAGCTCGTCCACAAACTTGAGGGCGAACTTTCATTTGAAGAAGCATCGTCCCGCCAAGGCCGGACAGAAGGAGAAATATAATGGCTACGCCAGATCAAGAACAAGTCGCTCGCATTGCGGCTTCGCAGTTGGGAGCGCCTGCTCCGCAGCAAGCAGCTCCAGCCCCAGCTCCGGAGGCTCCTGCGGAGGCTCCTACTACGCCTCAGGAGAAAGCTGAGAAGACGGGTTCCCCGCAGACTGAGGGCGACCGTCAGCAGCAAGACCCGATGGTTTATAAGGTTAAGATGGGCGACGAAGAGCGCGCGCTTACGCCTGAGCAAATCGCATCGACCTTTTCTCGTTACAAAGACTTGAACTACCGCAACGCTCAAATGAAGCCGATTAACCAGTTGGCTGAAGGTTTGATCGAGCGTTCTGGCGCAAGCCCTGAGCAGGTTGCAAAGCTCATGCAGGCGTCGCTCCAAGCCTTCACCAAGAATGCTCAGATGGGCAAGCAGCGTCCAGCGCAAGATGGCGTAGCCAAACCTCAGCAACCTCAGCCCAGCGCCCAGCAGCCGGACCTCAACGAAGAGTTCTCGAAATACGAAGACGAGAACGCCATTTCCCTTCCGCCAGGATATCGTGAGGGCATGGGTCGCATTCAGCGTATGGAGCAGCAGCTTCAGCAGGGCATGAACATGATGAACCAAGTTCTTCAGCGTTCCCAGCAGGGTGCTCAGCAGGGCATGCAGGCAGCACAGACGGCTCAAGTTGATCGCAACACTGCCATCAAGCAGACCATTGCGAACAACTTGGACCGCGCACAGCAGTCGGCTCAACTCCCCGACGCAGAGGGCAAGAACTTTATGCGCTATGCGGGTGAGCGGGGCTACACGATTGAGGACTTTGCTGACGCGAACCTTGCTCAGAAAGTTGTTCAGGACTTCAAACCTGGGCGGTGTTCGCTAAAAAATTCACGAGGGACGACCTTTGTGCGTCCCTCGTGCATATTTGTTTTACACGGTGAGCGCTACGGCCCTCTAAAGCCGAGTAAACATGGGACTAAGGATACGGCTGCGTGATACTCCGAGCCGACATCTGACGGCCCTCGCAAATTGTAAACCCTTGCTATGAAAGGATAATACCATGGCTGGTATTCAAGGCTTGCGGGGCACAGGTACGTTTGACGTAGACTTCCGCCCCAAAAACTACCGGGAGCTTTTCACGCTTCTGGAACCCAATGGTAACGCACCATTGAACGCACTTCTTTCGATGACTTCATCGGAAGCAACTGACGACCCTGAGTTCAAGAACTTCCGCGACGAACTGCCTGAGCGCAAGCTCACAGTAGACGGCGCTGTAGCTTCTACAACTACAGCGTCTGTCACTACTGCTGCTGGCAACGACAACCTGTTCGCTGTAGCTGGTACGATCTTGGTCAACTCTGCTTCTGGCGAAGTTATGCGTGTTACCGCTGACAGCACGGCTACTGGCCTAACTGTTGAGCGTAACATTGGCGGCACATCGCACACTATCGCAGACGGTGACGAGCTCTTCATCTCAGGCTCGGCCTTTGAAGAAGGCGCGGCCTCTCCGACTGGCGTTAGCTTCGACGCGTCTGTTGCAACGAACTTCACACAGATTTTCCGTACAGCCTTCAAGGTTACAGAAACTCTGCGTGCAACGAACTTGCGCACTGGCGACAAAGAAGACGAGATGGCCACGAAGGCGCTCAAGCTGCACATGCAAGACATCGAACGCGCAATGTTCTTTGGCAAAAAGCATGAGAGCAACGGCACTTCTGCACAGCCACGTCGCTTCACAGGCGGCCTGACAAACTCGATCTCCAACGTCCTCGACCGCAGCACTTCTTCGGGTGTTATGACAGAGGATCAGTTTGACCGCGCGTTGATTGAAGACATCTTCGCATTCGGTTCCAAACAGAAGATCATGTTCTGTGGCGCGAAAGTTGCTGGTCACTTGCAAAAGTTCGGCAAAGACCGCTGGCAGCCAACAGTAATGGAAGGCACCTACGGCGTGAACCTCACGCAGTACACAACCTTCGCAGGCGACTTGATGGTGCACTTGCACCCACAATTCCGCCAAGTACCAGGCATGGAGAATGCTGCGATCATCGTAGACTTCCCATACCTCAAGTACCGTTACCTCGATGGCCGTGACACAGCATTGCTGCGTGATCGTCAGTCTCCAGATGAGGATGCAGTCAAGCACGAGTACCTGACCGAGTGTGGTCTGGAAATGCTGCAAGACAAAACGCATGCCTACATCAAGAACTGGAACGACGTAGCTGCCTAAGCCGCGTTTTTGTTCAAAGATTAAGGGGCTGCTTCGGCGGCCCCTTTTTCATAAGGACGACAGTCTGCGGTGTAGCGCTCATAAATGGACCTGAACCAATCAGGAGATCACCATGACACGCAAGCGTGCACGCACACCCGACGGCCACTTCATTGCGGACGACCCTAGCACACCTGAGAACGAGGCGTGGGTAGAGGCGGAGACCCCGAAGGTTTCCCCTGCCAAGCGGTCTCGCCAGAAGAACGCTCCGGTCAACGAGCAGAAGGATGAGTACGTTTACTTCGTTTCAGCCGAGCCTGAGAACGGCGCTTTCGACCTTCGCATTAACGACGACGTAAAGGTCAGCGGGCGCTGGGATGCGGAGCGTGCTTACGTGCACTGGCGCGTTCCCCGCAAATTCGAGAAATTAGCTAAAATGCACCATCATATTTGGTCCGGTCGCATCATTAGCTGCGAGGATGATTGATGGCAGAGAAGAGCGTACAGAAGCCCTTTGCGGCGGGTAGGGATAAGTTCTCTCCGCTTGAAAGTCTTGTGCGCTCGGCTCTTGTCCGCGCGGGCAACTTCTCGCCTTCCCGTATCGACGGTGAGGTGATGATGATGATGATCGAGCTGGCGAACCGCGTAGTTGAGGATGTGCGCAAGCATCCCTACCACGACGGAAGCCCGATTGATTACTACAACGACCCTACCGAAACCCGTTCCATCCCTGACATGATTATGATCGACGGTCTGACGTCTCACTATCTGATCCAGCAGGGTTCAGAGAAGGCGATCATGTTCCTTCAAATGTACCAAGCGACCATGACAGATACGCTTCTGACGCGCTTGGATGGGAACAAGCGTTACTACGTCAACATCAGGGACGGCGGTAGCAACCCGAGTTATAGCTAATGGCACGTTTATCTTACGCACCCATTGCGATCAGCAGCCAGGCGACGACTTACTACGGGTTTCGTGGCATTGACCGCTCGCGCGACATTGCTGCGATGGAGCGCCAAAAGGAGCAGAACTTCTGGCTTCTTGATAACTGTTATGTGGATTATCGGGGCCAGTTGATCCGTGATCCTAAGTTCTTCCTGCACAGTGGTTCCAACCGCTTCCCAGTGAAGGCGCTGCGTTTTTACAACCGTGAGGGCATTGTCTTTGCGGAAGAGGACGCTGCATCTACGCACCTTGCCTCAGACAGAGGCCACCGCCTTGACGGCGCTTTTGCCAAAGAGGCTATCGTCACAATGACGAACTTCAAAGGCAAGGTGCACATTTTCTCTGACGATACACGAATGTATCGCTACGACGGCTTCGAGTTCTCTACGTCGACTGCTTCCATCAAGCCTTCTTTCGGGGTTCCAATTCAGCGTCGCCTTGCGGTCTCCGGCTTCAAGGATCGACCTACGGTTATTGAGTTTTCTCGCGTAGACAATCCTGACATCTTCCTCGAGGAAGAAGCGCCTACGGAGGAGGTCACGCGGGCCTCTTTTATCGACATCTCGAACCTGATTGGTACGGCGGACGAGATTACGGGTCTTGGCTCCTTTGAGGCGAACCGCCTTGCGGTGTTCACGAAAGACCAGACGCTTGTCTACATCATTGACCCTGACTTTGAGCAGTGGCAGCTCGACAGCCGCGCGAACTTGCGGATTGGCTGCATTTCCCACAACACAATCGTCAACGCGGGTTCTGACCTCTTGTTCTGTTCGCGTCGCGGTATCCACTCGATCATGCGCTCTGAGCAAAACGGGCTCACGATTGCGGAGGCTTCTCTCTCTGATGAGATCGAGCCTTTATATCAGGAGCTTGTTAAGACTACGCCTGATCCACGCATGATTTCGGCGGTCTACGACCCGGACACGCAGACCTACCACATCTTCTTCCCTCGCCCTGGTGGCACGCAAACCAAGCGTCTCTCCATGAACTTCCGTGCGGGCTACGAGATGCGGAATTTTCAGTTGGGCGATACGCTACTGCCTCGCTGCGGCTCCTTCTTGGGTGGCCGTCTTATGTTCGGCACAGCCGACGGCGTCTACGAGGCAACCGACCGTGCCTTTGGCCAAGACACCGGGCGCGCTGATTTGCGGCGTTCTCCTATGGTTGCTGAGACGCCCGTTCTTTGGCTGGGCGATTTCGTGAATACGAAGCGCACTCATACCTTGATCCTCCAGGCTACGGGCCGTGGTCGCTTTTTTATCGACGCGGTCGACGAAGAAGACCGTGACATGGGTTCTATTGAAGTGAACCTAGACCGCATCCCTGGTGATCCTCACTGGGGCGACGCGCCTTTGAAGTCTGACTTCACATTCCCGTTCAACCATCTTTTCCGAGGCGTTCGTCTGCGCTTCAGGACTGAAGAGCAAGATGTCGACAGTGAAGCTACGATCATCTCGTTCGCCTTTCTAATGCACAAGGAGCGCTAATATGGCCCGTTTGAAGGTTTTATACCCAGGCAACCACACTTCCAGCGGCAACATTGGCGCTGATATTGAAAACATTGTTCGCTATCTGAACTCAGCCGAACTTGGTGACGAGACGCTTGCTGAACTTATGCGCAAGCTGTTCGACACGGACGGCATTCTTAAAGCTCCCGTAGAGCTGCGCAACGACCCTATCGAGGGTCTTCAGTATCGCGTAGGTGAGTACGCTGAAAAGAATGAGGGCTGGAACCAGCTTTCTTCTGCGGCTCAAATCCGTGGAGCTGCTGGTTCTGACGTAGGTACGATTGGTGCGCCATTGTTCTCTGCGCGTCAGGACATTGTTATCAACGAGGCAGATGAAGAAGGAGATATTGCGCACCCTACGGGCACAACGATCTTCAGCTACATACACGAGCCATCCGATGCGATTGTTGTTTACTTGAACGGCGCGCTTTTGGCAGAGGAAGACTACTCTAACACTCCTGCGGCGAACACAGTAACTTTGAATGACGCTACAGAAGAAGGTGATCTTCTTACGATCTACAAAGTCCAGTCGGCCAACGACAGTGGCTACACGCGCGAAGATGTTATTGCGGGCCAGTCTCAGGCGGTGTTCCCGTTTGTGCACAATGAAGATCAGAAAGTTTTGGTCTACCGCAACGGCGTTCTCCAACGTCAGGGCGGTACGCACGACTACACGCAGCAGCCTGCAAACTCTACAATCACGTTTACTTCTGCTTTGATTGAAGGCGACCTTGTCACCTTTATCATTGTCGAGGACACATCTCAGGTGCGTGTCTCTGGCCTGATGACAGAGGATAAGTTTACCAACTCCGATGGTCTTATCCCATACGCACGCGTTGCGGTTCGGGACGCTGAAATCCCTCGCGGTAAAGTTGAGGGCGTTACTGAGCTTCTTGCGAACCGTGGTCGTGTTTATGTCAGCCCTTCCGAGCCTCTTGAGGCCAACGCGGGTGACATGTGGGTCGATACGGCTGCATCTCCGAACGTGTTGAAGTTCTACAACGGGACGGGCTGGTTGCTGACTTCGCCTGATACGGGCATCCCCGCGTTCGGCACGACCAACGCGCTACAGTTCTTGCGCGTCAACTCTACGGGCGGTGGCCTCGAGTTTGCTAACGTGGACTTCACGTCTCTTGTTCCCAAGACCTACATCGGCGCAGCCGACGGTGTTGCGGGTCTCGACAGCACGGGCCGTTTGCCTATCGCTCAGCTACCCGACACGTTCGCTACGCGTTCGTTCTTCTTCAAGCAGACGGGTAGCGTAGGCAACGGCGCGTACACGATTACGCGCGCATTTAAGCAGAACGTGCGGATCGACGCGATTGCTGCGAAGTCCTCTTCGGGTACTGCCAACATTCAGATGAAGATCAACGGCATCAACGCGGGCGATGTGATCCCTGTCAGTTCGACGCTGACGGAGCAGAACCTTTCTGCGTCCATCGCTATCGACGCGACGACCACGTCTCGTGAGGTTGCCTTTGAAGTTACATCAGCCAACAGCCTCAACGATATCGAGGTCACATTGGCCGCAGTTATCACCAACGTATAAACCGGAGGCGGCTCATGCCCAATGAACTAAGCCCAGCGCAAATGCAGAAGATCGCGCAGCACATGTCGAGCATGGGCCGCAACGGTGATACGCAACTGATCCACGTAATGCCTGAGGAGGTTGCGCTCCTCGAGGCAATCGGTGGGTCTGGATCAGTCAACCCGCACACTGGCCTAAAGGAGTTCTTCTTGGGTACGGACTACGGCGGGCTGGGCGATATGATTGACGGCGGTGGCCCTGGCGGTTCGGGCAACACCTTTGACAATGACAACGACCCCGACAATGAAGTCGGCGGCATCGCGGCTGTTTCCAACAGTCTCTCCGGTGCGGGCCATGCCAACGACGGATTGAATGACGACAACAGTCGAGATGACGATACCGATTACACCTACGACAGTTTGGTCGACCTGGTTGATGGCGGCGGCAAAGGCATGTCCGGCGACACCTACGGCAGCGGTGATTTCTCGTCATTAGATAAAAACAATGATGGGCACATCTCTCGCTCTGAAGCGGGCGATGGTCTTCCTGGCGGCATAGACGGCAATAAGGACAGCGTCTTTACAGCGGCTGCTAATGTGGTTGGGTTGGTCGCGAACCCCGGCGCTTATGCTTTGAACAAGGCTCTAGGCGCTGGGGTTGGCGCTATTGGTAGCGGGCTATTTGGAGGCGGAGGCGGCAACTCTCGTCCGTCCAATCCGGTCACGAACAGGGATGGAGGGGATGGCGGCGGTAGTCGCAACTCTTCCTCGAGCTCTGATGCTCCTACTGCTGCGACTGACGCTGTAGCTACGGAAAGCGGTTCGGATACTACGGCTAATAGCTCCCTGTCTGGAGACTTTGGCTACAGCAGTGTCAGCAATTTCAGCAACCGTCTAAACGGCTCCCGGCTTATTGAGTATGACTACACGGATGGCACTGGCCGTCCCGTAGGGACGTATAACGGGAACCAAAAGCCATTCCACATTGCGACCAGCATGGAGAACGCAGAGGCTTACTCGCGCAGCGTTCAGGGCTCTAACATGATTGAGCAGATGCTTGCTGAGATGCCTCGTAACGTGTTGGACCAGCTCAAGGGCAACGTGTCGATGTTCACGACTTCTGACAACAAGATCGCTCTGGTCGCTGGAGATGACAGCACTGGGTTTATTGAGGCTACCTACGATGCGAACGAAGACGGCGTAAATGCTGCTATGGGTGACGTAGGTGCCATGCTTGCCTATGCGCGTGATGAGGGTGACTTCAGCATTGATGCTGGTTTTATGGGTCGGGTGTCTTCGTACCAGAATTACAAAGGCTACGCGACGCCGAGCCTTTATTCGGAAATGAACAGCCTGCTCCTTGAGCTTCAAAATTACCCAGAGGGCTCTCCTCAGTTCAATCAGGCGAGCTCTGCTTTGGGTTCTGTGCGACGAGAAATTTCGCGCCGCACGAGGGACGGGAGCGAAACTACGATTGCAAACTCGATAGACGGCGTAACCGACAGCATCGCTTCGTCGGTCGCCAGCATGTTTGGTTAGGGACGACGCAATAAGGGGGTAGCCCTTATGTTGTTTGCAAGACTTGGAGATGGATATGGCAACTCTTTTGAACTTATTTAAGCCTCAGATCGCGCGTGGCGGCGCGGACAGCGGCGGCGGTGGTCCCAGGATCAAACCGACTGGTTTTGCGGACCAGGCTGCTCGTATGGCCAAGTCCCAGCGGCAATTGAATGCCCCTAAGATGCCGGGCTTCGATACAGAGCCTCAGAAGGACGTGCCTAGCGTGGCGCGGCGTAAGTCCTCTAAGGACAGCGCCAAGATTAATCGCGCGACCGGCGGATTTAGTAGTGCATTTATGCCAACTTCTAAGTCTGGCTCGCAGCCTCGCAACGATGGCGAAGGTTTCAAGTTCAAAAGTGGCAGGACGCGCATCAATCCGATAACGGGTCAAGAAGAGCGGACATCTGTCATCATTTCGCCTGACGGCTCCATGACCAAAACAGATTTCGCAAACAAGTTTGCAGACCGAGACAACCGCGACATAGGCATGCACAAGCAGCTTGCTGCCAGCTCTGGTCGGCCACGCAACATTAATACCCGTTCCGGCAAGGTTGGCATCCTTCCTAACGGCACTGTTGTGAAGGGTGGCATTGAGCAAGACAAGAGCGGCGAGGTCTTTAGGCAAGGTACGAACAGGTCCGTAGATATGCCAAGCCCTGTCGTTGATGACTTTATTCCGCGTAACCCAGACGGCACGCCAAAATATACTGATGAGAATGGCCGCCCTCTGCGCAGTCCGAACCGTAAACCCCTGCCGCCCGGTCAGATGCCAATAGTGCGCCCCTTGCAACCCGTCATGGACCCCAAAGGCGGTGGCGGCCCTCTTCCAACGGTTCCTACTCCACCCGTGGGTCGTGGTGGCGGCTATCAGCAACCGCGCCCTCTTCCCCCTGTCCGTCGTCAGCCTACTCCCCCTGTCTTTGGCGGGCGTGGCGGTGGCGGCCCTCTCACCTC